AAAATGAAAATGAAAATGAAAATGAAAATAGTTCTACATGTGAAAATAAACATCAGGTAATAGAAGGGTTCACTACAAAATTATATGAAAAGGGATATAGTGCATTAGACGTATATAATATCCTGGAAAACGATAATAAAATGATAAGTAAAGAACATGAAGATAGAAAGAATAAAATATTAATACAGTTTGACAATGTGAAAAAAGAGTTTAGAAATGAAAAACTATTAATTCTCTATATGATTAACTTGTTTTTGTCAAGTATTTGAGAGAAAAGTCAACATCCGTACTATCTTTATTTGATTATTAACCAAATAGATAAATAAAGATAAAGACAATATAGATTACATTTGAGTTTGAATCTGTAATAGATAATGTAGGAAATATGTAAAATGGATGATTTTAATGTATCTAGTTTACATGAATCTAAAAATGAATGGTGCTCGAGATTATTAGTATTGATAACCCCTCATATCAAAGACGGATTCCGTTCTATTTTCGACGAAGCATTTGATATTTGTCATAAAAATAACGAGTTTAATAAATATTTGATGACATTCCAGAACTTCATTTCTAGGATTCCAAAATGGAGTCCGGCTATTATCGAGAAGGAGAAGAATCGAATTGTCGAACGAAGTGGTTGTAACTATTTAGAGGATTTGATTACATGTATATATGTAATTCAACTGAAACTTCTATCTGCTGCACGGGCAGGAAGTAAGCAAAAGAAGATCGATATTGATATACCCAAGTTAGATGATTTTGTTCATAAAGCGTATATTGAATGTGCCAGAAAGATTTATACAAACGTATATTTATTTGAAAGAATACCTAATTCGCCTCTAATGATGCAACAACATAACCGAGAACTTGAATTGATTATCCAGGAGTGTATTTTGAATACTATTAGAGAAGGTATTCCGGTCCAGTCAATTCTCAAGGCTTATATGGAAGAAAGTGTAGAAGATGACGTGGAAGAAGATATTAAGGAAGAAATTATACATGAAGATATTGAGACAGACCACGAGAATACGTCTATTGTGACAGAACAGATAGGCGTCGAGTCTACGAATACTACCAGTAATCATATTGATAATAATAAAGAAGATGACACCATAAACAAACAGCTGGAAACGGATATCAGTATTTCTACTCAGGAATTACGAGGTGACAATATTGAGTTCCCCGAGTTATCTAGTGAAAATATAGGTACACTATCTTTCAATAATATTGATTTTGTGAAAGACCAAGACAATAAAGAAACTCAGATAGAAGCCTCCAAGGATATTCGTACATTAGAGGAAATTAGTGCTATCCGAAATGCCGAGAGAAAATCGATGGAAGAGGAGGATGACGATGACGATGACGATGCTTCCAATGTAAGATTAAACATCTCTGGCGCGGATGCTTCTCTAGACATGCTCGATGTTCATAGTTTAGACAACAATAACAATATCAAACTAAACACTGACGAAATGCTTGATGATGTAGAGATTCTAGCATAGTGATTCCTAGATTGATTTATCATTACAATAATACATTTTTATAGTTGTATTATTGTATTATTGCGTAAAAGACAAAATTAGATTCTAAATGAATAATTTAAATGAACCACTTTGCGATTGCTAGTATAGTATCTGTTGTATTTTTGATTGTGAAATTTATTGAAATGCGTTTTGTAGACAAGGAAAGTAAACCATTGAAATTATTAATTCGCGATTCATTGCTTGTATATTTTAGTGTAATTTCTGGATTATTTATTATGGATCAATTAGGTACAATGATAGAAGACATAGGAGATACCCCAACGAAAAACGCAATCGTTTTTACAGATAATCCAGGATTTTAATTGATAGCTGAAGCTGTATAATTCCTCACCATTTCAAGAAAACCATATGTTTCCAAAATAGGATTTAGACTTGAGAATGATGGGTTAAAATGTAATTGTATATTCTTATCATTGCTATTTACTATCGTTATTTCGTGGGTCATGCCATGTATTCCATCTGTTTCATAATATATTTCTTCTGGGTTCCATTTTACACTTACTACCTTATTACCAGTTGTCGAGGTTTTACCTACTAGGGAGGTTATATTTGGTGTCAAATCGTTCATCTATATATGTATACTATTACAATAGTAGTATACATATATTTATATAGGTTTACAAAAGTTTATAAAGATTATAATAACTTAATTCTTATTTTCGGTTCGACTCATATTAGGAATAATATCGAGATTAAGAATATGTTTTTTCAAAATATTATCTGTTATGGAACTCTTCTCAACCAAATAATGAGAGAACTCTTTTCTCTCAAGTTGTTTCTCAGGAGTATGATTATGAACCAAACGAGAAATCATTTTATATAATTTGAAGTCAGGGTAACGCTCCTCTCCGTTCAACTTATAAAGAACATTAATCTTCTTGTCATCTAATACCCATTCATAAATGAGTTTTGCGATAGGTTCCCATTCATCCTGTTTTTTCACATCTACATCATCATCAATTAAATAATCGTAAATGGAGCACGCCAAACGACACAAATCAAAACTATAGTTTGGTTCCAAACGAGGTTTCTTGTTATTGAAATAAGGCTCTATATTATATTGTGTAGCGGCGTCTTCTCCTGGTTTAAAACTATCACTACACATGGTAACTCCCTTATATTTAAAAATAGCTCGTCCAAAATCAATCATTTTATAAATACGTCCAAATGTAGGGACCTTATAATACTTGTTCTTGTAACAATAATAGATAAACTTCTTGTCTGTATTTACATACATAATATTATTCGTATGAAGATCGTTATGTGTAAAAGAAAACGTATTTTGACAAACAAGTAAAATCATAATAATCTGCATTAATGCTGAAAACCATTCCTCTTGAGATAAATCATTATTCATGATAAGGTCGTCAAATGTATTATCACAATGTTCCATACATATCATTTGAACCGGAAACTCAGGTATAGTTACATATAACTTTGCGTCGCTATCTACATCGGAATCACTACAATCACTCCACGATTCTTCACTATTGATTTCTGTCTTTTCTGTCTTTTCTGTATCATTTTGTATATCGAATGTTCCCTCTACATGTTCTACTACACTCGTTCTGGAGGTATTTGATGTTCTAGATGAACAAGTGGAAGAAGATGATTTTAAGGTTGTGATTTGTTGTTCACATATTAGTCTCTCATCGGTTGTCTCTCCATTTGTGTTACCTTTTGATTCGTTATTTGTTCCTTGATATATTTGTTCGAAATCATAATTTGTGAGGTCTTTTAGATGAATAATACCAGTCTCAGTATCAGTATCAGTACCAGTACCATTACCAGTATTAGTACCATTACCATCGTTATTTGGAATCTCTTCAATATTACGTTCGACGGATAATGTTTCGTCTAGATTAGATGAGTTGTCTAGAAAAATATCATCGTACAAAAAATTGGAGATAGCTTCTACTGATTTCATGGAAATATTCTTATCTATTTTGATTGGTGCTCTTTTTTTAGTAATTGACGATTCTTCATCGCTATCTTCATCATCTGACAACATATGCTCGTATTCTTCTACTTGAAATAATTTGTCCTTGTGTGTTCTAAAAAAATCGGATTTATGTAAATAGTCAATATCGTCAATAATATCAGCCTTGAACATTTGTTTGATTCCGATAAAAGACCCATAATATTCAACACCATGAACATAATTATGTTTTTCAATTAACTGTCCAGATAAATAAGAAAACAAGCCATCAATATAGGCGGTATTATTGTTGTCCATTATTTTGGAATGGCATATTTTGTTCATGGAACTATGTTCAGGCAATTGAAATAATCCAGGAGTTGTGATATTGTATTTTCCAGTTATATATTTGAAAGGGTCCAGCAATGGAGCCATTTTTACAAAAATATTGGTTTTCTTGATTTTATTTGTATTCACATTCTTAACATCGCAATTATATATGTAGTCTGACATGGACGTTTTTTTGTTAATCTTATTCAAATACCATTGATGGTTTAAATTAATAGAATTGTAGTTCGTTTCATTTAGAGCAAAAAGCTTGTCGTACACTGGTATATAATTTTGTAATTCTTTCACAAACGTGTTTTTTTGGTGTTGAAGAGACTCAAAGAGTTCGGCGTTCTTTCTTTTTATGTATCCAATATTCAACTCACTCATTTAGGTAAATAGTATATTAATTAAATATTTTTTAAACTAATAATCCACTTATTCATATATTCATATTCCTATATTCATTGGATTGAGTGTTTTTGTTGTTTCACCTAAAAATAGAACAAGTTGTAGATTTGTCAGTGAAATAAGTATGCGTAAAATAGTTTCTTAATTTTTCTATCTCTTCTATATTACATATTATAGATTAGTGATAATGACACTAGAATTAAAAAAATTTGATATGAAAAGCATTAGTTTCAAACCCAACGAGTCAAAAGGACCTGTTGTCGTATTAATTGGTAGGCGTGATACGGGTAAAAGTTTTTTGGTGCGTGATTTGTTATATTATCACCAAGATATTCCTATAGGCGTAGTGATATCAGGTACAGAAGAAGGTAATGGTTTCTATGGAAAGTTGGTTCCCAAATTATTTATACATAATGAATATAACAGCGCGATTATTGAAAATATATTAAAGCGGCAGCGCGCAGTATTAAAACAAGTAAAAAAGGAAATGGAAGCATATAAACGTTCGAATATAGACCCTCGAACATTCGTTATATTAGATGATTGTTTGTATGATGCCAGTTGGACTCGAGATAAGATGATGCGATTGCTTTTTATGAATGGACGTCATTGGAAGGTCATGTTAGTCATTACCATGCAGTATCCACTGGGTGTCCCCCCTACATTACGTACCAATATTGATTATGTGTTTATATTGAGAGAACCTTACATTGCCAATAGAAAACGTATTTATGAAAACTATGCGGGCATGTTTCCTACGTTTGAATCTTTTTGCCAAGTGATGGATCAGTGTACTGAAAACTACGAATGTCTAGTAATTAACAATAATTCCAAGTCAAACAAACTTCCTGACCAGGTATTTTGGTATAAGGCCGACCCGCATAATGAGTTTAGATTAGGCTCCAAAGAATACTGGGAAATGTCGAAAGATATTCCATCGGATGATGAAGATGAAAAATATGATCCAAATAATGTGAAAAAACGAGGACAGGGTCCAAAAATTAGTGTGAAAAAGACTAAGTGGTAAGCTAAGGAAGCTATATGATATATTACTAATAATATTATATCATATTTATTGTGTGTATTTGTATTTTTTTGTTGTTTGTTATATCTTTATCATATCCATCCATATGATGATTAATCCTCTTTCTTTGTAGCAAAAGGACCACTCAACAGTTGACTTTGACCATTGTCTGATTTACCAATGATGATGTTTTCTCCTTCAAACAATTCGTTACGAATATCTGCTGAAGAAATAGTATCTTGTTCTTTCAAGTTATCTTCTTGAGTATTCATATTGTTTACACCTATCAGGTTTCCATCTTTATCAATTGTCTGTGTCAATTGAATATCGTTCTTTTCAGCATTAGACACATTATCTTCGATTGCCTTCTCTTTACTCTCCTTTACACGTTGTTCAAACGAAGACTTGGCGAAATCTTCGTTCTTATTCTTCTGACTCATCAACTGGTTCAACTCTTCTTCCATATATTCTACTCTACCTGTTTTGTAAGCCTCAGGGTCCCATGGCATCCAAAGTCCTACTGGACCTACAAATACATCGTGGTTGGGGTCAAGCTCACGTAACATTTTACATCTCAACTCGGCCTCTTCCATTGTTGGGTACACTCCACGAAACTTGACCCCGCGCGTTGAAGTCTGAAAGTTATGTGTTTGGTTGAACGTATTTTCTAGTTCCTCCTCATTTTGGTCCAAAAAGGTTTTGTAATCGTCTTCAATACCTGATTTGGTTATCTCATCTTGTTCTTCCTTGATAAACTCCTTGAAATCATTGATTACATCATCAAATGTCAGCTTATATTTGTAAGCAATAAAGTTCAAGAACTGGTGAAACTTCTCCATACTCTTATTTAAGTCCCATTTCTTTAGGAACTGTTCAAAAAAATATATCTCCTTTTGTTTCAAAATTAGTTCTGGTGAAATAAATGAAACACATACAAACTTTTGGCCAGCAATCGTTTTGTCTTCATCTAATACGTCCACATATTTAGTATTGGATGTTCCATCCATATTTGACTTACGTTCAAATGTAATATCTTTTGAAGAAGGTGCTGATTCTTTGGAAAAGGTAGTCATTATTGTTATACATATAATCTTTATTTTAAGTATTTTTCATCATTTATTAGTTATCATTTAGTATTATTTTTCATTTAGTATTATTTATCATTATTCTTTTTCTTTTTTTTCTTTTTTAATATATATATAATAATATGTTTGACGTAGCCGAAATTGTCAAAAGAGTTATCAAATACCTAGTAGAAGGTATAATGGTCGCGATTGCAGCCTATGCTATCCCCAAGCGTTCTATGAACATGGAAGAGATTCTTTTTATTGCCCTAACTGCCGCTGCCACATTTAGCATTCTTGATATGTACGTGCCTAGCATCGCAGTTACCACTCGTTCTGGTGCTGGATTCGGTATCGGTGCCAACATGGTCAGGTTTCCTGGAGGCTTTTAATTAAATAATTATCTAAATAGTTATAGTTATCATATTACATATCATTTATTAATGTAATACGATATATTGTATATTTTTTGTAAAAAATATTACTATATTATAAATAATGAAAACGTATATTCCATGGATAGCAAATATATTGGGTGGATTATCTATTGTTCCACAATTATATGTGGTAGTTAATGAATGGTATGTAGGACCTCATGTCTCTATGTTATTTCTCATTCTAGGAATAATTTCCAATCTTTTATGGTGTATATATGGTAAATTAATTAAAGACAAAGGATTGCTAGTTCTTGGTCTTATTTTCACATTTTTCTATGGAACAATGATTTTTATCAAAATCAGTGAAACTAAACATGTTGATGGTCATGAGCATGGTCATACACACACAATTACAACACCTATTTACACATAAAATGCGTTTGTATTAAATAT